CCCAACGGTACGGCGGCCAGCAGCATAGCGGAAGCGGCGAAGGCCAAACGGGAAGGGCGGAAAAAAGGGGTACCGGATGTGTTTTTGCCGGTGGCGAGTCGGGGATGGAACGGCTGTTTTGTGGAAATGAAACGGCGGGGCGGTGTCCCGAGCGATGTGTCAGACGAACAAAAGGACTGGCTGGCGCGATTGAATGCCGAGGGCTACCGGGCGGTGGTGGCGTATGGATGGGAGGATGCGGTCCAGCAGATTCAGAGCTATTTGGGGGAGGGGGGGGTGAGCGACGTGATGCTGTTGGGCGTGTTGCGGATGCCGATGGAATGTTGGGGCGAAGATGATTTGGATCGTATGCAACGACATTCACGCTACATTGAAGCCGCTGATCGGATTGAAGCACTGGAAAGCGAAGTGGCGAGTTTGAAGCAACAACTTCTGCGAAAGCGGCAGAGGGCATTATGAACGCGCTTGCCACAGCGGGGCCGGTGGGGTATGATTTGTGCGTTCCTGCAACAGCGGGAACCGGGGTTGACAGCCCGATGGTCATAGGCGCAGCAGCGCCATATTGCGAAATAGGCGCATTTTTTGCGCCCGCAATTCTCAATGGTGGGCGGCGTTGGGAAGCTGTAAAGCTTGCCGGTTCCTATGCCCGGTCTGTCAACCCAACACCGTCCGCCACCATCTGTTTTGACAGCAGGGTTGGCGGACTCCATATCGCATAGGAGTCTGCTATGACCGCATTACCTGCCATCGTTACCCCCCCCGTTTCTGCGTCTGACTATCAGGCGTTCATTGAATCAAAACTGCAACTGCATGAACCAGTCGGCTTTGCGCCTTCCGATTTATCCAGTTATGCGCTGTTTGATTTTCAGGCGGCGATTGTCGATTGGAGTGTCAAGCGCGGGCGGGCCGCAATCTTTGCGGACACCGGGCTGGGGAAGGCGCTTGACTCAAAAACAAACGTCATTACTCCATACGGGTATCAACCTATTGGCTCACTAAAACCAGGAGACTTTGTTATTGGGTCAAACGGAAAACCAACAAAGGTTATTGGCGTGTTCCCTCAAGGGATTAGACCGTCATACAAAGTGACCTTTTCCGATGAGACGTCGGTCATCTGCGATATAGAGCATCTATGGGCAGTAAGGACGAAAACTGACGCAAGCAGAGGGAATGCATGGAAAATCCTAACGCTTAAGCAAATTATGGATATTGGTCTTGGCGGAGGTGGTGGCGAAAGACAAAACAGATGGTTTATTCCTTCGTTAGATTCACCTGCTGAATTTATTGAAGGAGATTTACCAATACATCCCTATGTATTAGGCGCTTTGCTTGGAGATGGTCATATCAGGGGAGGTAAAGTATCAATTAGCTCTGCTGACGAAGATATTATCAATAGAGTTAATGATCTATTGCCTAATGGATACCATGCAATAAAAAGGCGATATTCAAAATACGACTACGATATTGCGAAAATCGACTATGACACTGGAATGACTGGCAATAATAAGCCTCATCATATTTCTGATGTATTGAAAGAGATTGGTGTATATGGATTGTTGTCGTTAGATAAATTCATTCCAGATGTTTATAAGTTTTCTAATACTGATACTAGATTAGAAATCTTACGCGGGCTATTCGATACTGATGGAAGCGTATGGATGACAAGGAAATGCCCTGTAGTTGAATTTTCTACATCATCATATCGACTGGCATGTGATGTACAGTTTATTATCCAGTCGCTAGGCGGTAAAACAAAAATAAAGCGCCGATCAACAAAATGCAATGATAGCTATCGGCTTATTCCAAGCTTCCCATTGGGGATAAATCCGTTTTATCTTCCTCGCAAAGCCAATCTTTACAAAGGCCCGCAAAAATATTTACCTAGACGTTCAATAAGAAATATTGAGCGCATTGGTGATACGGACATGACCTGCATTAAGGTTGATGCGGAAGACGAGCTTTTTGTAGTAGAGAATTTTATTGTCACCCACAACACCCGGATGCAATTGGCCTGGAGCGATCAAGTCGCCCGGCATACCGGCAAGCCCGTCTTAATCCTGGCCCCGCTGTGCGTCGCCCAGCAAACCGTGCGGGAAGCGGAGCGGATGGGGATTGCCGATTGCCGCTATGCGCGAACCAAAGCGCTGGTCATCGGGGCGCGGATCGTGGTGGTGAACTACGAAATGCTGGAACATTTTAGCGCAGTGGATTTTGGCGGAGTGATGTTGGATGAAAGCTCCATATTGAAAGCCTTTGAAGGCAAGACCAAGCAAGCGATTATTGATCGGTTTTGCCATACGGATTATCGGCTGTCCTGCACCGCCACGCCCAGCCCGAATGATTACATGGAACTGGGTAATCAAGCTGAGTTTTTAGGCATTATGAGCCGCACGGAGATGCTGGCGCAGTTCTTCATCCATGACGGCGGTGATACTTCAAAATGGCGGTTGAAAGGCCACGGTAAAACCCGCTTTTGGGAGTGGCTCGCCACATGGTCCGTCTGCATTCGCAATCCTGATGATCTGGGATTTGACGGATCGCGCTATTTGCTCCCTCCGCTCCAAACCTTTCAACACACGGTTAATGCGCCATTTGTCCCCGATGACCAACTGTTCTCTACGGTTGCGCTTACTCTAAATGATCGCCGGGCCGCCAAGCGGGTCAGTATGGCGGATCGCGTCAAGGCGGCAGCGGATTTGGTTAATGGCAACAATGAGTATTGGATCGTTTGGTGCCATCTGAATGCCGAATCTGAGGCGCTCACCAAGGCGATTCCCGGATCGGTTGAAGTGACCGGAGCCATGAGTCAAGCGGAAAAGGAATCCCGCATTATGGGATTTGTGAGCGGCGAAACCCGCGTCATCATTTCCAAGAGTTCGATCATGGGATTCGGATTGAACCTCCAGCATTGCGCCCGCATGGTGTTTGTCGGTTTGGATGATTCCTACGAGGCTTATTACCAAGCCGTCCGGCGTTGTTATCGATTCGGCCAGCAACGAGAGGTGCAGGTGCATATCGTGTCCAGCGAGGGTGAAGGCGCAATCCTGAAAAACATTGAGCGGAAACAAGCGCAGGCGACGGAAATGAGCCAATCAATGGTCGGCCACATGCGCGAATTCAGTCAAAAGGAAATTTTCGGTAGTCACCGGGAAACCAACGATTATCAGCGCGATGTTTTGGAAGGCGATGGTTATACCCTGCATTTAGGCGACTGCGTGGAGGTCGTTGCCGAATTGGCGTCCAACTCTATCGGCTATACCGTGTTCAGTCCGCCGTTTTCCTCGCTGTACACCTATTCCAACTCGCCACGGGATATGGGAAATTGCCGGAATCACAGCGAGTTTTACGCCCATTTCCAGCATCTGATTACTGAGTTATTCCGGGTGACTCAACCGGGCCGATTACTGAGCTTCCACTGCATGAATCTGCCGATGACCAAACAGACCCATGGCGAAATTGGCATTCATGACTTTCGGGGCGAACTGATTAAGCGATTTGTTGATGCTGGCTGGATATTCCATAGCGAAGTGGTGATCTGGAAAGACCCCGTCACGGCCATGCAGCGCACCAAAGCGCTTGGACTGTTGTACAAGCAGCTAAAAAAAGATTCCTGCCTGTCCCGACAGGGGATTCCCGATTATCTAGTGACGATGCGTAAGCCCGGCGAAAACGCGAATCGAGTCACTAAAACGCCCGATGGTTTTCCGGTCGGATTATGGCAGCAATACGCTAGCCCCGTTTGGATGGATATTAACCCGACGCGCACCCTGCAATATCGAGCCGCACGAGACAATGATGATGAGCGGCATATCTGTCCATTGCAGCTAGACGTCATTGAGCGGGCTGTCGAGTTATGGAGTAATCCCGGCGACTTGGTGCTTAGTCCTTTCGCCGGCATTGGTAGCGAGGGGTTTGTCGCGTTGCAGATGGGCCGGCGATTTGTCGGCGCGGAACTTAAGCGCAGCTATTTCGAGGTCGCTTGTCGGAATTTGAAAGCCGCAAAATCCAGCCAAGGCGGGTTGTTTGCTGGGTCGGATGATGTGGATTGCGGTGAAGAAAAGGCGGTCGCGTGATGATCCCGCTCGCCCTTATTCAGCAGGCGCATGACGCCGGGTTATCCATTGTTCCGCCTGCGCAGGACGGGAGCAAAAAGCCCCGTCCGTTAGGCGGGCCGGGCTGGAAAACGTATCAACAACATCCGGCCAGCTTAACCGTACTACAAAGCTGGTATGACCCACTGAACGGCTTGACCGGGATCGGCGTAGTGTGCGGCAAAGTATCCGGCGGATTGGAAGTGCTGGATTTTGATACCCGCCAGGGTTGGCTGGATTATCAGGAACTGGCGGAACATTGCGGGGTAGCCCCGTTGCTGTCGCGGATATGGGCCGGGTATGGCGAGGAATCCCCACGCGGCGCGCATGTCCTCTATCGCTGTTCGGAAATCGCCGGCAATACCAAGCTCGCCAAGAATCCCGACGGGAAAGCGTTTATTGAGACTCGTGGAGAAGGCGGGTACATCATCATCGCCCCCAGCAATGGCGCGGTGAATCCGCATGGGGATTATCGCTGTGTGTCCGGTGATTTATCCGGCATTGTGACCATCACGCCAACGGAACGGCGGGATTTATGGGAACTGGCGAAATCCATGTGTTTAGCGATCCGTCCGCTGAACCCGTCAGAGCCGCTGCAATCCAGTCGGGACCCGGCGAATAAACCGGGTGCGGATTTCAATCGGCGGGCCAGTTGGCGCGAAGTGTTGGAGCCACACGGCTGGCGGATCGTGTACGCCAAAGGCGCGGCGACGTATTGGCGTCGCCCGGATAAATCAACAGGGATTTCCGCCACGACCGGCTATGACGGAACCGATTACCTGTATGTGTTCACCACATCGACCCCGCTGGATTCGGAGCGCGCGTACACGAAATTTGGCGCGTATGGCGTACTGAACCACCAGGGCGATTATCGCGCGGCGACGGCGGCGTTAGGCCGCGCCGGTTATGGCGATGCGCCGCGACCGCCGGGTGAATCCAGCCGCCCGCATTTGCAGATTATCGCTAACGATCAACCGCTACCGGACGCCGATGAAGCGCCGGTATGGGCGACCAGCGCAGCCGGGGATGATGCGGATATTCCGGCGGAGTGTCTGGAAATTCCCTTTGGCTGTGGTCCTGAATTAGTGCGGTATCTGATGGATTCCAGCTTACATCCGAATCCGGTGTTCGCTGTACAGACCGCGCGGGTGTTTTTAGGCGCGGTGCTTTCCCGCCGTCATGTGACCTCGCAACGCAACTACGCCTCGCTGTACACCATCTTGATCGGCAAGACTGCCAGTGGCAAAGAAGACGCCAAGCATCAAGTTGAAAACCTGCTGACCACATGCGGACTCAGCCGGATGTTGGTGGGTAAAGGGTACAGCCATCCATCGGCCATTTATACCGCGCTGCAAGATGAACCCAAACATTTGACATTGATTGATGAAATGGGGCTGTATTTGCGGGAACAGAAAAACCCGCAAAGCACCATCAATCTATTGATTCGGGAATTCATGGAACTGTTTGGCCGGGCGCATGGGTTGCATCATGCCCCGCGATTATCGGCGCTCGGGCTGTCGAAAAGCGACCGCGATTCGGCGAAGAATACCCGGACGCCAGTCGTCAAACCGGGGCTGAATTTGATGGCGATGTCCACGCCTGAAACCTTCTGGGCGTCGATGTCACGGGACCACCTGGATAGCGGATTTCTTAACCGCTTCCTGATCGTGGAAAGCCAAGCGCTGCGCTCTGTCATGGTGGATTTTCGAGCCGTGCCGGTTCCTGAATCTGTGATCGAATGGGCGGGATGGGCGACGGCGAAAGATGATCCTTTGATGTACAGCCAGCAGTTTATTTATGACATGGAGCCGCCGATAGTGGTCTGGACATTAACCGCTTCTGCAAAAAATGCTATGCGTGATTTTGAGCAGCGTATGATAGACCTCGCGACGGAATGGGACCTGGAATTGTCCGGTCTGGGCAATCTAGCGCTGCGAGCAAATGAAATCAGCTTGCGGCTGGCCTTGCAGAATGCCGCGTTAGAACAATCGCCAGAATCGGGTATTGCCGAGTCGCATATTCTTCACGCCCAGCGCTATACTGAATGCCATTTACGCCGGGCCGCGATGAATCTACAGCGCGGGATGGTTGCCAGCGCGTTTGAGGGCCAACGGAATATCGTGCTGGAAGCGTTGCGCGGGAAAGGCGGAGATGGAGTCACGGAGCGCGAAATGAGCCGTACCGCGCCGTTTACCCGATTCACCGCCAAGGAACGGACGGAGATTTTAACGGCGCTGGAATCGGGCTATTTGATTGCCCGGTTAAATGTCCGCCAGAATCAGCCGGGGAAAAAACGGATTGCCTGGGTAGCGCTGGACCCGGAACAGACCGCGCAATATTGCCGCGCCGAAGATTGAATCGTCAAATTGGCAGAAACTCAATGACAATTCAAGTTTATGATTTAACGGACTTTTTAAGTTGAATTGGCGAACGTCAATGACAATTCAACCTCATGAATCCATTAAGAAATTCGGTGACTTGGCAGGATTTCCCTATAGAGACCCACTACTCAACGCGATAGGCGTGCTTTTAAAAAGGGGTGGGTCTCTATAGTATATTTCTGTCAATTCATTATATTTATTATATATATCAATAAGTTAAATTGTCATTCACTAATGACAATTCAAAAGAAATAATCCATAAATTCAATATTTTAAATCGTCAAGCACTTTCTGACGAATTGCCAATTCAAACCCTCACTCCCGGAACCTCTATGCCCCTAAACACCCGCTACAGCGATTATTTGGACAGTACCCACTACCCCAACACCCCTCCCGACGATAACGCCGCCAGAACCGCTGTTTCGGGGCATTATCAGCGATTGTCGCTGCAACCCTGGGATGCGATGCGCGACTGGATGCCGGCGGAACAGTTCACCGGCTATTTGCTGGGTTGCGTCATCAAGTACGTCGGACGCTTCAATATCCAGGCGAAAGATAAGGGCGGACTACCGGACCTGCTCAAAGCGCAGCACTACCTCGAAAAGTTGATCGAACTGGAGGGCCGCGAATGACGCCATCGCCGGTGGTTGCCTCCTGCACGGTCTGCAAAGTCCCGGCCCCTATCCCGGCGGACGCCAAGCCGGGTCACAAGATTATTTGCGCCCATTGCGGAACGGCGTATCGGGCCTGGCAGTTGTTGGCGCGGGCCAGTCGGGGTAAGGCGGCGGAGAAAATGCCATGACTGAAACCCGCCCCGTGTACATCCCCTGCGCGTCCGGCAACAACGCCCATACCGACGTTTTGATTGCCCGGCATGGCGACCTAGTACGTCTGCTAGGCCATCCCTGTATTGACATGGCGCCGGATGATGCAGCGCATTTAGCGCGGGTGATGATGGCGATGGCCCGCGAGTGCGGATATGACGACGCCAAAGGAAATCTCTGATGAATCTACAAACGTCGGTTGAACTGCTGCGCTCGAAAATCGCCATGTTTTTGCACGGGATGGCGGGCGATCCGCAAGCCCGTGGACTGCTGGAAAAGGCAGAGGGACTGCTATTCGCCGCTGAACGAGAAACCAACTACTGGCGGCAACGAGGGGAACGCGAAATCGGATACTGGAAAATGCGGGCGGAACGGGCGGAATTGCTGCGAGAGGCGGAAGTCGATGATGGGAAATAAGGTTGAACTGATCGACTGCATGGGAAGTGATTTGGCGATTGTCAATGCAGCGCGGGTATCCATGGACAAACAACATGATGAATTTGACCCGATAGCCGATACCCGATTGATTGAGTATCTGGCCCGCGAAAATCATTGGAGTCCATTCGCGCATACCGCGCTATCGTTTCGGATTAGCGCGCCGATTTTCGTAGCGCGGCAACTGGCGAAACATCAAGTCGGGCTGGTTTGGAATGAAATCAGCCGCCGGTATGTTGACCATGAACCGGAATTCTATACGCCAGCGGAATGGCGAGAGCGGGCTGAGAATGTCAAGC